GCTGCTGCAATGCATGTATACGTATCATCACCTTTTGGTACAAGTGTTACTTCAGCATCTTTATCACGTTTTGTCCATACTGTACCATCAACAAGTATGTGTCCTGGAGTTACAGATAAATCATCTAAACACTTATACATAGTATTGAATGTTGATGGGTTTATTCCAATCTCATCTATTTCTCTAACTGAACCAGCGTGACATGAAATAGCAATCGCATTATCCATGATTAGTTGATATGCTTCATCTCTTTGTTTTGGGGATAATTTTTTTGAATCTCTTATAAGTGGAGATTTGAAACCTTTCGGCATAATCACTGCTGCTGTCACTACTGGACCAGCACCGCAACCTCTACCAACTTCATCTAAACCAGCAACTAACTTGTAATCACCAAAATCTTCAAGAATTTTCTTCTCTTTTGCCATTTTTTCGTTTTTTAAAGTAATCATATAAAGCCCACATTGAAATTAGTGACCATGTTCCTTCTAGTATAATAAAAGGTTCATATTGAATCAGACAAGATGCTGTACATGCAAGAATACCACCGATTATATTTAGAATAATATATAATGGATGGTCATTGTCTAGTCTATCTAGAATGTTTAAAAGGAAAGCAAATAGCATTAAAACTACTCCAGCAGAACCTATCATATCGCTTATCGTCATGTGTTTTTTTAACAAATGTACAACATAATATTGGTTAAACCAAATTATTCTTCTATTTTTTTAATGAATTTAACTAACATACCATCAATTTCAACTTCAAACTCATCTGTGTAAGTGCAAATTGCTGCTGGTGAATTAGATTTGTAAAACAATTGTTCGGTCATTGCTTTATGGTTTTTAGGGCTTAATTCGTATACTAACGTTAACCCTTTTTTCTCTATATTTTCGTTCTCGAAAATTGCTGAAATTGTTTCTATTAATTTGTTGTAATCCATTTTAAAATTTTGTAAATATTTTTTTTAATGTAATCATAAATCTTTCATACCAACTTTTTTTAATGAACTTCGCTTTATTAGGGTTCTTTTTTATTTCAGCACCTAAACCAGATTTTAATTCGTTGATTAATTGAGCTTTCTTCAATGCTGTTTTATATTTTTCATTCAATATAGCGTTACCAGCTTGATTCATTTCTCTATCTAACATTTTATCATTCATATTCTACCTATTTTTTCATTTAAACCCTTATATAAAGGACTTGGTATTTTATCCTTTGAAAACCAACCAGATTTAAGGTTTTCATTGTCTAATGTAGGTTTAAATTCTGACATTGTAAAGCCTTTATAATAATAAAATTTCCTATTTTTACTTGCTATGTATTCAGTCTTATCATATTCAAATTGAATGATAGATGCATCTATCTGTAATTCTTCACCAATCTCTCTTCTTAATGTATCAACTGGTTTTTCACCTTTATCCATACCACCAGACATCAATGCCCATTTTGGGTCTGGGTCGTTTCTATATAACAAAAACACACGATTTGTTTTAAGACATTTAATTAAAACACCAGCAACTTGTTGTTCATCATCTGATTCGTTTAAAGTATCATCATCATAAGGTGGTTCGTTGTCGTGACCACATTCATGACAAATGTATAAATCACTTTTTTTAGAATCTTTTTTATCCCATGACCAACCGCAGTTATCACAAACTATGTCTTTATCTTTTATTTCAACTTTAAAATATTCTCTTAATAAATTTTTAATTAACGTTTTCATTCTTAAACTTTATCTTATTATTTTTATTGGTTTTTTTATCAAACTCTTCTTTATCTATAAATTCCCAATATTTATCTTTTTTCTTTTTTTTATAATAGACATCAGAACCACCAATATCTCTAATTTGATACTGATGTTCATCATTTTTACTTTCATTAAGTAAATCAATTAATCTATGTCTTATAAATTCTTTCATTTTCTTTTTTAATATAAATATTGACTATTTCATCTATAATCACTATATTTGAAATAAAAACTATGATTACATTAATTTTTATTCTTATTTGCTATGGAGCTTGCAATAACATGATTTATGGCTCTGTATTTGAAGGTTGGAGAAACCTTTTAGCAAAGATGGGTACTGGAGGTTACAGTATCCACAAATTATTCACATGCTTTATGTGTTTAGGTACTTGGATGGGTTTTGCAGTATCCGCAATCATGTTGCACTTTGGATATGGTAAATTAACCCCTATGGGTAGTTTAGGTGTTGATAATCCTTACTTAATCGTTTTCTTAAACGGATTATTAGCAACAGCTGGTGTTTGGTTAATACACACAGTTCAAGAAGCTTTTGAAAGAGCTTTCAATAAAGAAAATTAATTACCACTAACAAAAAAAGCCCTATTTATTAGGGCTTTTTTTATTTTATCACAATCGGTTTTTTATCTAGGTGGTAATTCCACCTTGCTTGAAACATTTTTAACCTTATCGGTTTGTTTTTTTCCTTTTAAGTATTCCATGTTTTTTCTAGCTCTTTCTTCTTCCTCGATAATTTCAAGTTCTTCTTCAGATAATTCAATTGGATTACCATTTTCATCTAAAAATGTATGTTGTTGTGCATCGATTTCTGTTTCAAACTTATCTTCACCAGATGTTGCATATTCTTCAATATTTTCTGGGTATAAATTTGGTACTACTTGTTCTTCAACAACTTCTTCTTCAAATGTTTCTTCGTAATCATCATCAATATCAAAATCATCTAATTTTGGTACTAAATCTTCTTCAATGAAACTGAATTTAAGTCTTTTTAATTTGTCTAGAGAATTCTTTTTGAATACTTCTTTAAGTTCATTAACTTTTTCACGTAGTAATTCGTGTTTTTTCTCACGTTCAATGTTAATGTCTATGGTTTTCTTTACATAAGCCAGCAATTCATCCAAGCCAATACCTTCAAATTCGCTAAATAACATAAAGTAATTCATTTCATCATTACCTTTTACTTTTTTAACTTTAGGGTCTTCTGGAACTGTCCAACCTTCTTTAAATACTGCATCTACCAAGGGAGTACCTTCTAAATAGCGTATTCCGATAACATATGGTTGTAAAGAATCTAGTGTTTTCTGTATATTTGACATATTAGTTCTTTTAAATTGTTATACCAGTAAAAATTACCGATAAAATATATGCAATAGAAATACCTAATAAGTATAAAGATACATTCGAAATTCTATATTTTTTAGGTTCTTCATCTGTTGATGATAACGCAGCTTGTAGAAAGTAATATGCATGTCTAATTAAATTAAGACAAGACATAAAGAATAATATTAAAAATATTTTATTAAGTATAACTATTAGCATAAATTTATTTTTTTATTAAGCAGCTTTAACTGTCTTATTTTTAGCTGAAACGTCTTGTCTCAAAGTTTGTGATAAAGTTCTTACTTCTTGTAAACCTTTTCTAAGTCTTACACCAGCAGCTTTATTACCTTTTTCGTAAAATTTAGTTGCATCATCTTCGATAGAAGCGATTAACGTTTTTAATTCTTCAAATTTTTCCATTTTAGTTTTCTTTTTGGATATTGTTATTGTTATTTATTAAGTTGCTAAATTTAGCAATACTGTTTTCAACTGTTGAGATTTTAGCTAAAATTGATTTAATTCTCATAACTTTAGTATCAACATCTTCAGTTGAGTTAATAGCGGTTTCTAATTCGGTTTCAAATTTCAATTTATCAATTGATAATTCACCAATTACAATGTTAAATAGTCTTTCTGTATTCATGTTATAAAACTAATGTATTATTATTAAAAATAAATAGTAAAACGTATTTTTTATTGATTTATCAACGATTTTTCAAAAATATTGTAAATTTCAATAAGTGTATCTATGTCAGCTTGTGTCTTTGATTTGTCATATGTGAAAATATCATTCCATATTTTCAATATACCGTTATCAGTATAATCGTATAACTTTTTACCATCGTAGGTATAAAACACTTCTAGCATAAATTCTAAAAAATAATCATATAATTTAATATTTTTAAAATAAATACCCTCTTCTTTAAAATTTTCAATTACTTTGTCCCAACACCATTTAAAGTGGTTTATTTGGTCCTCAACACTCATAACATCATCACCCATATAAGTATCAAACGCAAGCATTAATAGTGATTGTACAAAATCACCATAAAGCTCGCATTTTTCATACTTTATATTATTGGAAGCATAAATTATCGAAATGCTTTCCTTGCTTATCGGGTTGTGTATATATGCCAAGAAACTAAGTTTATCGTAGTTATTATCCATTTTCTTTTTTAATGAATATAATACATATTCAATAAAAATAAAGGTTATTTAATATCATTTGACTCTATAAGAGTATAAGTGAACGAGTTACCGTGAATTTTTGCTGATTTTTTTACAATTTTCATGAACTCATCAAAATCTTTTACTCTTTTGAATACTTGACATCCTTCTGACCAGTTCTCTACCCATGTAGAATCTTGACCAGCTTTGTGAATATTGATACCAAAGATACCCTCATCAATCGTTTTTTCATCAAATGTTAAATCTTTGTTTGGGTCACGGTAAACCTTTACCGCTTTAGCTTGTTTTAAAGCCTCGTACTTGCCTTGGTGAAGACCTAACGCATGTGAACCTCTATATTGTCCTTCGACTAATCTAGCGACACCATTTACGTTATGGTATTGCATTACACCTTTTTCCCTGGTTCGGTTGTATTCATCCATTCTTTATAAACCCAATTACCAGTTTCATCTTTATAAGATACTGTAATCATATCATCAAATAAGTTTGTTACTTTATTTCCAGTTGCTGAGTTTCTAACACCTACGATATTAACGTCATAAGTCTTGTTTGCTGCGTCTTCGAAATAGACGTAACCCTTTGCAGTCAATGCTGCTTGAATTTGTTCTCTTGTATACATAAAATTAATTTTATTCTTCTTTATCTTTTTTGGTTATGTCGAACCAATAATCAATTATTTTACCGTATGACCCTATAAAAGCACCCAACAACAATAACAACAATTCTTTCCATTCACCAGCTACTTCTGTGTTGGTATGGATTGAAAGTAATATACCCAATGTGATTACACAAAAGGTAATTATAACTATTATTGTTAGTAAAAATCTTCTAAAATTTGTCATGTTTATTTTTTAAAATATAAATCAGCTTCAGCTGTTCTTCTAGTTACCAAACCTTTAAGTGTTCTACCACCAGCTTTGGTCCATTTCATGAATTCTGCTCTGATTGTTTCATCATTCGGATTAGCGTTAACTTTTTTCAATAACGTTGACGATTTTAGGTTTGATGGTCCTAAGTTATAACAAAACGATACCAATGCATCAAATTGATGCTGTGTGATTGTATCGATACAATATGAATCAACATATTGTTCAAATTTTTTTAACATATCTTTCAATAATTCAACACCTTCAGCTTCAGTCATTGGTTTGTCTGTCATCGTAACTTTTTTACCGTTTGGGTAAAAGGTTGCTCCATATGCTATCGTAGGAATCCCAGCTGGACACTTATATGGTTTAGATTTAAAACCTTCAAACTTCTTGATTAAATCGATACCTTCGGTACCAGTTTTTGTAATTTTTTCCATTATAACTTTGTTTAAATATAAATATCCTATAATAAAAAAAGGTACCCGTTATGAGTACCTTTTTTATTATTTATTTGTTTATTATTTTAATTCAATACTTATAACATTACCTTTTTCCATTAATACATCATATGTAAATCCTTTATATTTTATTAATTTAGTTGTTACACCTAATTTAATATCTTGTTGATTGATTATTTCACCATATTTAGACATTTCATTAACTATATGGTCTAATAAACTAAATCTATCATCACTATAATTAATAGTAGAAGGTTTTTGTGTTTCTTCACCACCAATTTCTTCATCTTCATATACACCTTCTTCGTACATACCTTCAGAAATTTCTTCTACATCATCTTCTTCTTCAGTATCGTCAGATTCATAGTCATCCATTTCTTCAGAAAGTGGTGCGAAAAAGTTTTCACCAATTTTAACACCTTCATCTACACTACCTTTAAACATGTGAATATCTTTTTTTGCATCAGCAGCGTGAGGAACTGTAATTTTATCCCAATTTTTTTCACCAACTTTTACACTTTCGATTTCTTCAGTTTCAGTTATATCAATGTTTAATTTTTTTGGTGGTAGTGGCATTTGGTTTTTTAACTCATCACCTTTTTTACCCATGTTCAAATCAACAATATCATCATCATCATCATCATCGTCTTCTTTTGCTTCAGATTCTTTAAGAGTTACGTGTTTAGTTGCATCAGCAGATTTTTTCTTTACATCTTCCCAGTTACCATTTTTAGGTGCTGGTGCTTGAGTTCCTTTATCAGTTGATACAGAACCTTCAACATGTTTTTTAGCTTCTGGTGCATGTGATACAGCATCATCTAATTCACCTTCTTTAGCAGCTGGTGCTTGAGTTCCTTTATCTTTAGATACAGAACCTTGTACATGTTTAGTTGCTTCTGGTGCTTTTTTCTTGATATCTTCTAAGTTACCAGTTTTAGTTTTTACACTTTCGATATCTTCAGCTTCCATCAAATCTCTAGTTTTAGACCAAATGTCTGTAAACATTTTGTTTTCGTCTAATCTAGCTTTACCTTTTACAAGACCTAAAGTTTCGTTTGATTTGTAACCCATAAGGTGTTTCATATGAGCCATATCTTCGTTAACCATAGTTTTGTCAGATGCCATAAGAACGACAGCTCTACCTTCAGTCAAAGTACCTTCCCAACGGATTTTATAGTTTTCAACACCATCAGTCATTTCGAATGTCTTGTTATCTACTCTGTATGATTCTGGTATAAGTTTAAGTGCGTTTCCAACACCATTAAATTCTTTTTTAAAGTTAAGTCTTTTCATTCCTTCTTTTATTTGTGGTTTATTATTATTTTCTTTATTTTCTGGCAACGCTGAGTGTTTACCCATTGGTTTTGCACCTTTTGGAACAGTTTCAATATCATCACCAAAACTCATAACTCCAGTTTCAGCATCCAATTTCTTTTTAAATGAAGCTTTTGCGTTTTTAGCTAATTTTTTACCAAAATCATCAGATGAAGCACCCCAAGTTTCCTCAGCATTACCCATATCTTTTCCACCTTTGTTACCCATTCTAGAACTACCTTCTAACGCTTCTAATGCTCTATCTGTAAATTCTTTGTTAGGTGTTCTATCATATTGAATCATCTCTTGACCATTCATGATTTCCATTTGGTCATGGTATTCTTCTTCGCTTTTACCGTTGTAATTGAATTTATTAGGTACTTTCGTAGTTTCCATACCTTTTTTCAAAGAACCTTCATAACTAGATAAATTCTTATCGATATCTTTAACACCTTTTTTGTTTTCCTCTCCAGATTTTTTATGAACAGCTTTAGTTATCGAAATACCAGGAGTATCTTTCTCACCTTTAGCTTCATTTACAAATTTTTGAGTTAAGTGTTTTTTTATTATATTTTTGTCCATCTTTAATTGATTTTATTATAAATATCTTAGTTTTTAGTAAAGTTTGCTACTTATTCTTTTTTGATTCAATTATTATTTTAACCTCATCGATTGTTTTACCAGTCTTTTTAGCTATTGTTTCGTATATTTTGTTTTCACCCAATGAAGGTGCATTTACATTTCCTTTTGTTTTTTTGATTTTAACAACATTATCAACAGCACCAGCACTACAACCAGTACCAGCTGGTTTGTTATTTAATTTAACACAATCGTTAAATTCAACGAATCCACCTTCATGCCATTGTGTTCTTTTGAAAGCATTTGGTTTAGGGTTATTTTTTCCTAAATCCATTGTTAATCCACCAGGTGTATCATACTTAAAGTTTCCACCACCTTGAACAGTAAGTGTTTCATTAACATTTAATTTATACCAATTATTAGTATCTGATGGGTTAACACCTTTGTTATCTAAATATTTTCTAGTAACTAATTTAAAATCAGAAACTTTATTATCTGGAAAATCATTCATAATATCTTCTCTAGAATATTCTTTAATTGACTCATCATCATAAGCTTTTTCATATTTATCATATAAAGATGAATAATCCCATCCAGTAGCAATTTTACCATCTGCTTTAAAAATAGCAAAATGTGTATAATCTTTACCTAATTCAAAATTTTCTTTAACAACTGGAACTTTTGTTACTATCGGCATTTCTTTTCTCATTGGGTGAGCACCTAATGCTGGAGTAAACGCACCAGCATCACCAGCATTCATTTCATCAATACCCTTATCGAACAATCTGTATTGTCCAACTGGTTTTTTAGGTTCTGGTGTAGGTTCTGGGTCTTTACGTAATTTTAATTTATCTTCTGCTTTTTTACTATCAATAGCGTTTTGTTTATCTCTTGCTG